TGATGAGAAAAGAAATGAGAGCTGGTAAATCTTTTACTGCTGCTCATAAAAAAGCTCAACGAATGGTAGGAAAATAAAATGGCTAAATTATGTGCTAGAGGAAAAGCGGCAGCGAAGCGTAAATTTAAAGTTTACCCGTCTGCCTATGCCTAACATGTACGCTGCTGGTGTATGTAGTGGTAGGATAAAACCTAAAGCTAAAAAAAGAAAAAGATAATGTCAAAAGGTTTACGATCATGGGTCAGAGCCAATTGGGTTGATGTTGCTAACAGACGATCCGATGGTTCTTATCCAAAGTGCGGAAGATCAAAAGGTGAGAAGAGGAGAAACTATCCTAAATGTTTACCTATGTCTAAAGTAAGAAATATGTCTGCTAGTCAAATAAGAGCTGCGGTATCAAGAAAACAAAAAGCAGAACGTAAACCTCGTAGAGGTAAAAGACCTAACTACGCAAGGACTTAACTAATTCCTTTTTAATTTTTTCATAGTCTTGCCAAACTAATTCTAAAGGTTTCCATATACCAACTTGCTTCACTTTCTGCCTTCTATGATGAATGACAGTTGAGTGATCAAAATTAAAAAACATTCCTAGCTTTGGTGTTGATATATTAAAATGTTCTAGGCAATAATTTATAATAACACTTCTCGGCTTTACAATATAAGCTAACCTTCTTCTACTATAAACTTCTTGAGGACTAATACAAAAATGATTAGCTACAACTCTAACAATATTACTAAATGTTTCATAGCCAACAGGATGTTTATCATCTACTCTTTTTTTAATCTGTTCACGATCATCTTTCATCTTCATTCTATCTGCTAGTTGTTGGCTTTTGAAAACAAGATGAGCTTCTGCCATACGATAGCCATTTTTAAATCCTGTTCTGTATATCTGTAGTTCTCTTGGTGATAGTTCTCTATACATGATAGCTCTCATGCCTAGCTTAATTTGTTTTTTTTTCTTATCTATTATTTCAAAGTGCATAGCTTCCCTTAGTTGTTCTCACAACTCTTTGTTGTTTTTTTAATTAATGAGAACTAAGCTCTCATTAGTTTGTCTGTAAGATCAGCAACTTTCAAATGAAGATTATAACTTTCAACCTTCAATCTATTAGCTTTCTGCAAATGCTTGACATACAAATCACTTTTCTTTCTCTGTAAGTCCCTTGTCCTTTGCAGGTTCTTCTTGATCTCTACCATTTGGTTCTCGACCATTTTCCTCCTTCACTTTTGTAAAGTCAAATTTAATACTATTAACTTTTACTTCTACAAACTCACCTTTACTCTGTGGGTCAGCAGCCTTCTCAACGTCATCAAACTTTTCTATATAAGTAAAGTTTGCTTCGCCATTTCGGTATCTTATATATGTTTTTTCCTTTTTGTCAATCATAGTCTCTCTTGATTGCCATCTCTACATAATGAATAGCTTTTAGCAAGTCTTGTTTTTGACCTTTAGCTTTGTGTCTACACAGGTATTTTATAGCATTGCCTTCAGCAAAAGGTATGTTGTTCTTGTTGATAAATTCACTTGCTTGAATAGGCATAGATGAATAATGATCACCGCCTATTTGTTTTTTATATACATCGTCAGTCATAATTTAGAGCCACGAGACAGAGAAAAACAACTCGAAAGGAAGCCAAGGGGATGGCTAAAACTCCGTCTCGTAGCGATTGAGCTAAGCTCTTTTATCTTCTACCATAAGTTCCAGTTCTTTGAAAAGGTTTTTTATTATACCCACCAAATTGCTGTGGCTTACCCCCACTACTTGATTGAGGTGTATTACTATCGCTTGGTGTAAGTACAACATTCAATCCACCTGTAGGTGTTCCATCTTCTTGCGTATCATCAAACGCTGCTTGATTATACCAAGTGTTTCCTATCTTAGCTCCTATTCTCCAAGTCTTACCTGGTGGCGACTTAGGATTAATAGGTGCAACAAAGCTAGGTCTGTTATCACCTGGCTGTTTGTCGTGATTAGGCATAAGTTTTATATATATCTTATCCATTATATTTTCTCCTGTTTAGTTATTAAGTTCATCCTAGATTTGAAAGCATTGTCTAGCAATCTATAATCTCTTGGATGATTTTTTTGTGTCTCAACAAATGTAGGTCTATACACATGATAACGAAGATGATTTAATCTTGTTTCATGTGGAGCTTTCTTTAACTCCTCTACAATTTGTTTGACGGGTACACCCTTTGTACTTTGGGTGTCTTTAGCTTCCTTGGTGGTTGGTATACCTAAAGATTCTAACTCTTCGAGGGAGGTAATGTCTTTATCCAACACACCAAGAAAACTTAAAGCTCGTGAAATAGAGAAACTTTCTGCCATAGGCAAAGCACCTTGTATGTATGTGCCATTTCTCTTTTTAAATTGTTTATAATGTCCTGTAGCTAACACTCGTTCAGGATCATAAGCGATGATCTTGCACTTAGCAATGTAATAATCTTCTTGTTCCATGACTGATACATCAAACCCAAGTTGATCACCAAAGACTTGTCTAAAATATTTTATCTTGCTCCACAAAGAAACAGTTGTCTGACCTGTTGTTAGGTTTTTATACACTCCGTCTCTTCTGCATAACTCATTTACTCTATCTATTTTTTCTTTCATGTTTATCCCCATAGTTGTTTTATTACTGCTAGTTGATCTGCACTAGCATCTTTCATAGTCCAATGTGATAGATCAGGTTTCTCTACAAGACCTGCCATCACCTTTGGATCGCCATTACTTACTTCAAGTAATCTCTGTATGGTCATAGCTTTCTGTACCATTTCGCTATAACAATATTCTAAATGATCATCCCACAAAGCTGGGTGTTCATTGTCAAAAATAATATAATCTTTTTCATTAACATAAAACAAGAAAGGTTGTTTCTCTGTTGCTAGTCTATAAAAAGCTACTTGGTTTATATTAATAGGATCAGGTTCAGTGGGTAGTTTCTGTGTATAAATTTTTATATTATCTAAATCTAATCCTCTTGCACTAGGAGGTTTTGATTTTTGTTCTGCAAATAATTTATCTGACTCCCAGTCTATACGACCTAATATATCTATACCTAAACCTTGTGGAGACATTGATACATATCTTTCACACATCAATGGTTTGCTGCCAAATATTTCTTTTACTACTTTTAATACATTCTTTATGGTGTCGTGTAATCTTTCAGTTACCATCTCTTTTATCTTATCATCTCTTTGATCGTAGCTTTCTTTTTTATAAAGATCGTACTCATAATTAAATATAGTATTGTAATCTCTATTTTTTATTTCTTCTCTTTCTGCACCTTTGAATACATACTTACCAATCAATCTTTGTGCTACGTTGCCTGATACTGAGCCATAGCCAAGCTTAAAGTTTTTCTTGTCAGCTCTTCTACGCTTTTGATCTCGGACAAAGTAATCCACAATCCACATACCAATAGGTTTTGTTTTGGAAAGCTGCGTAAAGCTAAAGTGATCTTGACCTAGACCACCATTTGTTTTTTCGTATAGTTTTTTTAAATCCATTGTTTTCTTTCTATATATACCTAGTTTTCCACTATGTCTATACCTAAATAACCCTTGATTGTGCATAACTTTTTTGGTAATAGAACCTATCAACAGAAAGGATTTATGAAATTAAAAGACTACATGAAAAAGAATAAGCTCAGTTGTTCAGAGATGGCTAGGCAATGTGGCATACATAATATTAATCCAGCAACAAATGTATGGCGTTATTCTTGGGGTCAAAGAATACCTCGTAAAGAAGAGATGAAGAAGATTTACTTTGGCACAAAAAAACAAGTACAACCCAATGACTTCTATGACTTCGTTGAAAAAAATTAAATACAAAAGAGTTCGTATCACTTGGTATGACATAACTCAATCAGATGAAACGTGGATGCACGAAGATAATATAACCAAGACTAAATTATCAGAGTGTGTTGATGAGGGTTATTTATATAAGAAAGATAAAAAGCACATATGGACTTTCTCAGGTTATTCTATGACTGAGGATGGTACGCTTGATGTATCAAACGTCAATGTGTTTCCAAGATCAGTAGTAAAAAAGATTGAGGTAATAAAATGAGGATAATTACTATCTTATTTGTGGCAGTTATGCTTACCCATTGTAGTAAGATAGAGATAGGTGATTGGACTTACGATCCTAAAACTGCAATGATGAGATTAACCTTTGGGGTATCTAAGTGATGACCTATGAAGGTATTTTTGATGATATAAAATTACACGATGAGATTAAAAAACTAAAACAACTCATCAAAGAAAAGAACAACTGGGGCCGCTTCTTGAGCTCGCTGGAAAAGTTCTCGTACTGCTCGCTCTGATTCTCCGACCCACTTGGAAAGTAGTTCAGGCCCAGACACTGCCATAAATTGGACCTCAGATAGATTCGCTACTGCCTTTCCAAGCATGGT